TAGAGGTCGAGGTGCTCGTAGAGGTCGAGGTGCTCGTAGAGGTCGAGGTGCTCGTAGAGGTCGAGGTGCTCGTAGAGGTCGAGGTGCTCGTAGAGGTCGAGGTGCTCGTAGAGGTCGAGGTGCTCGTAGAGGTCGAGGTGCTCGTTGCGCCACAGGCGCACCAGGGCGTGGGCAGCGGAGGGAGAGGGTCCCCACAGATGCACCCGAAAGGTTGTTGAAATACGAACTCAACATTGGTTATGCAGATGTTCTCGTAGCTCCCACACTGTGTGTTGGGGACGCATGCCGTGTTCACCACATCGAGCACCCAGGCCCCGCCCGTGCAGACGTAGCGGACCTGGAGGCAACAGGGGCCTATCGGAGGCGGCGCGGTGGTCTTCGATGGCGGGTTGAAATTAGGGTCGCCGCAACAAGCCATGGTCAGCTACCCTTCTGGTCGGCGTAGATCTTCTCCAGGAGCCGTCCGAGCTGGAGGTCGTAGCTGACCTGCGAGGGATCTATCGGGTCGGTGCCGTTCTGGTATATGTCGTTCATCGAACCTTGATCGATCGGCCGCGGCGCACCGTCGCGCCCGTCGCGCAAGTTCGCCAGCCAGCCGCTCAGGTACACCGTCAGATCGCCGCACCAGGGATCCACCGGGCCGCCAACGAAAGGCCACACACCGAGGACCTCAAGCCACACGGTGAGCGTCTGATCGCGGTCGACCATCATCCACAACGGCAGGGGCTCGATCTGACTGGAGAAGGCCCAGGTGCCACTCGGCTCCGGCGACAAGGGGCCCATGTACATGTCGTCGACCGAGATCATCTCGCTGCCGCTGCGCGACAACGTGACGCGGACCACTTCGCCCGGCTGTAGGCCGCTTTGCGTGAAGCTGATCCCGGTGAGCACCAGCATCATATCTGCGGGCACCGTGTAGTTGAGCACCAACGTGCGGCGCCGATAGAAAGTGCAGCAGATCTTGTTCTTGATCTCCAACGCCTTGGAGAAGTAGCTCGGAGTGTCGTACTGCGGCACACGGGCGTTCAGCGCCAACCTCGGGCGCGGATTCTCCATGTTCGCGTTTGACGGCATGTAGCCCGTCATCGGCCCGCCAGGCGGTGGGACCACGGCCCTCCGCCCGGGAATGTTCAGATACAAATTGTCTTCAGCTGCGGGCGTGGAGAAGCGCAGCATCTTATCCATGTCGCTAGGAGTCGGCAGCGGCATGGGCCGAGCGGAGCGGGTTGGGAGTCGACGCACGCGGTTGGGCGGCTTAGCCATACTGCGCCCCCGTGTCGGCGATCACGCCGGAGTTCTGCTCACTGGAGTCGTGCGCCGAGTCGGCGTACCAGCCGTAGACACCGGCCAAAACAGTACGCGCGAAGACGCTATTGTTGCGGGCTTGCAGCCTGAGGGTCTGCCGGTCGGTCAGGAAGAAGAAAACATTCCGCCAAACACAGGGATAAGTGGACGGGGCGTCCTTGGAGATCTCAGTGCCCGCTCCGATCTGCACGGTGTCGACAAACGCCGCGTCCAGCATGAAGCGGAAATCCACCCCACTCACCGCCTGGCCCACCTGGGTGGTCGCGATGTAGGACTTGACCACGGCGCGGTAGCTCACGATAGGAGGAACGACGAGGACATCCACCCAGCCGCCACCTCCAACAATAGGCGCGGCGCTGGTGATCGTGAGAGGCCGAGACCACATCGGGGGCCGGGTGTAGCTCGGACGACGCACGGGGATCGTACCGCGCTGTAGCGCGGTGAATGCGGCGCCGACCGCCAGGGCTTCTGTGGGGGTCAAGGCCATGCCTGGTTCCCCCGTCAGAACGTCGCGATGGAGGCTTGCGTGCCCTGCCAGTTGTTGGACAGGAGCCAGGACCAGCCGACCAGAGCTGCCGACACGCGGCTGGGTGCGCCCGCGGCCACCGCACGGCGGCATTGCAGCGTGATCACCTGATCCTCGGGAAGAATGATGAAGGTCCAACGCGGCCGGATCACGCTGCCGCGGTGCTCGCCCCAGTCCGTCAGTCCGCCCGGATCCGCGCCGTTCTTCAGCAGGCGGAACAGGATCGAGCCGTCATAGGTGAAGCTGCCGTCCACATCGACGCCGTAGCCCGCGATGCGCGCGTACCGCCCCGGAGGGGACTTGTAGGTGAGCATCGGGGTCCACACGGGGCTGGCCGCCGCAGGGAGCGTGATCGTCGTGCTCAGGTCCAGAGGGATTGAGAAAGGCGTGGGCTCGACGTGAGCCGGCAGCGAGGCGGTGATGTTCGACCGCTGGAAGAGGCCCGCGATCTGGCGGACGATCTCCTTCGCCCGGTCAACGTCGGCCTGCCCGACGAGCGGCAGCGGTTCATTCGGGATGCTGCCGCCCGCCTGCGATTGGTTGCGCAGTTCGTCGTATTGGCCAGCGGAAGGGTCTTGCGTCGGCACCGGATCGACGCCGCCGAAGACCCGATCCATCAGCCCCTGCATGATCAGATCGTCAGATGGCATGGTTCATGCCTTTCGCTGTGAGGGTGGCAGGGATGCCAGGCTCAGCTCAGCGTGCGGCTGTAGATCTTGAACCCGCAGAGCGCGAAGTAGATCTCGTTGTTCGCGACATTCGAGATGTCGGTGAAGTCGAACGAGATCGTGGTGTTGGGCGGGAGGGCGAGGGGCTTGTGCAAGAAGCCGGGCCGCTCCGCAGTGCCCAGGAGGGCGTTCGAAACGACCGCCTCGTTCATCAGGATGCGGTCGGAAGCGTCTTGGCGCATGAACGCGGTGAAGTCATTGGTCGAGCTGCCGCGGATCGAGACGGCGATGAAAGCCGAGTCGGCCGCGATCTTGATGCTGTTCTGCACCGTGCCCAAGGCCGTCGCGATCTGGTTGCCCTTGGCGATCGTGTTGCTGCACTGGTAGAAGTACGGCACCACGTTCTTCTGAGGATAGGACCCCAGCACATCGTAGGCCGCCTGGCGCAGGTTGAGGAGCGACTTGACGACCGTGCGGAACTCGGGCGAGAGCGCCAGCAGTTCCTTGTCGCCGATGTCGAGGAGAGTGTTGTCGACCATGGCTGGTCTCCGTGAGGAGGGATTGAGCGATGCGCAGGCGACAGCGTACCGATGTGTCCCATCTTTTGCAAGATCGGCTTGGATTATTGGTAGAATGCATATTCTTGGCGAAATGCCCAAAACCCCTGATTCCGTGTCGCTCACCGAGCTGAGGGGCGATAAGCTCTACGACGTCCTCGGCCAGGTCGAGCACCTGCGGCGCGCGTTCACGATCACCCGCTACGGGCGGCCGGTGGCGCGAATTGTGCCTATAGAATCCGGCAAAAGCGTGCTGGATCTCCAGGTTCCTGTAGCGGGGCCGAGCCCCGCTTGACCGTGGGTGTTAGCTTGATAGCATCTGTCGCATGTGCGACACCTGTCGCATGTGCGATGCCTGTTCCCGCGCGTTACAGGAAACCCTGGGAAAACCCCACTGAAAACCCCACGAAAACTGCCGGGAAACCCCTTGGTGCCCCGCAGGATCCACGAAAACGACCCGCTTAGAAACGTAAGTTCCTTGCAGGACAAGGACTTAGGGGTCGCGAAACTTTTAAGTTTTGGGACCAATATGCCTAGAATTACGCCAGGAGTTTACACATGAGTTTACACCGGGATTACCGGATGATCGCCGCAGACATCGGCCACCACGGGATCGTCGCGGACAACAAGGGGTACGACGTCAACGACAAGAGCGCCGGCGTGCGACTCCACCAGCAGGTGGATAAAGGCTGGGCCGATCCATTCACCAACCTTCAGCGGGCCAGACTCTGGATCGCTGATCACACCAGAGCGGCGAAGGCCGCAGGAGTCAAACCATGAGCGCCACTGCAACCCCAACCCTCGTCGCATGGAAACAAAAACTACGGGCCGCCCTAACGGAAGACCCCACGCCAGAGGCCGCCTGTGAATGGCTCGGAGTGCCAAAGCTATCCGACTTCCCGACGCCCGGTGAAGCCCGCTTATGGTTGGCGGCGGAGTGGAAAGAGTGGAGCGCGGCGCGTGGGTATGATAGCGGCACTAAAACCACCCACTCAACAACATTTGTCCATAAGGCCCACGACGCGATCCGCATCTCCGCGTTGAGATCTGGAGGCGACCCACGGGCCGCGATGAATTGCGCGGCCGACACCCGGCGAAACACCTACACAGCGCTCCAATCTATAGGAGCGGCGCTTCGGGAGCGCTTGGACACTCTCCCAGACGATGAGACTGCGGCGAGGGCCGCGGTGAAACAGTGGAGTGTCAGAGATTGCCGGCCTGGGCTACTGGGCAAGGATATCGTCACCGTGCCTGGAGCGTCAGTCTACAAGCTGATCTCGGACATAGCGCGCGATTACAAGGTTTCGATGCGGAGCGTGGTAACTGGGGCATACGGATGTGATATCAACTCAGAGATCATCGACGCAGTCATATCGCGTGCGAAGACAGGGGTTCCGATACCAGAGGAGAGCCGCTTCCTCCTTCTGGAGTACCGCAAAACGCTGGCCGCGCAGGACCTCATTGAGCGTGAGGCGCGCAAGGCTGCCCGGGAGGCCTCCAGGAGTTTCACCACAAAGGTGAAGGCGCCAAATGAAGTCGTGACCGAGATGGTGGAGGCGCTACAAAAAGCGCGCCGCCAGGGCCTCGACGCTGTAATTGGTGCGCTCAACAGCGCCATAGATCGTGCGAGGCTCGCCCGAGAGGAGGTCGACCGCTACGCCCTGACCATACCCGACTTGACGGACCCTGCGGCCGCAGAGCAGATCGAGTCGCTCACCTCTGAGTTGACCCAGTCAAATTGCGACCGGGACGCGGCAAGGTCCGAGTGTGAGCTCCTCAAGGAGGAGCTGAAAGCGGTGCGTTCCTCCGGCGGCAAGGAGCATCGGCATGCCTTTGCCAAGCTGATCCTGGAACTTGTCACCACCACGGATTTCAGCAATCTGGCGACCAACCTGCGCGCCTTGAAGGACGCCGCCGCGGATGAAATCAAAGAGTCAGATGAGGCCAAATCGTGATCATCCCGCCTGACCCATCCAGCCCCGCCGCCGACTTCCTGTGGACCGTGCTGAACGTATGGTGGGTCCTCTGGATGTCGCTCATAATCAAGAACAAGGTCAAGGAATTGATGAAGTGAAAAACGCGCTCATCATAATCGGGGCCGCCGCCGCGGGCCTCGCGCTCCATGTCTGGCTGTGGGTGCGGAGGCAGAAGTGATTCGCTACGGCTCCCTCTGCTCAGGCATCGAGGCTGTCACGGTCGCGTGGCATCCGCTCGGGGCGTTTGAGCCATCGTTCTTCGCAGAGATCGAGGCGTTCCCCTCCGCGGTGCTGGCGCACCACTGGCCAGCCGTCCCCAACCTCGGCGACATCACCGCGCCAGACTTCCTGGACAAGGCTGCGGCCCTCGGCGATATTGATGTGCTGGTGGGTGGAAGCCCCTGCCAAGGATTCTCACGCTCCGGCCTGTGGGGTGGAATGAACGACCCCCGCAGCGCTCTATTGCGGACTTTCTGCGATGTCGCGGACGCCGCTGATCCCGCCATTGTGCTTTGGGAAAACGTCCCTGGAGTGCTCTGTGATGAAACCAACGGATTCGGATGCCTTCTTGCCGCTCTCGCCGGCGCTGATAGTGCCCTTGAGCCGGGCCCACGACCTGAACCGGGACGGCCCTCAGCCCACTGGCGCTGGAGCGAGAAAACCCGCGGCCATATTCCGCGCTGGACCCGTGCAGGTTTTGTTGCTGGGCCAAAGCGCCGAGTGGCCTGGAGAATCCTGGATGCCCAATACCACGAGCTACCACAACAGCGCGAGCGTGTGTTCGTTGTCGCGGTCCCTGCTTCTGGGCGACTCGATCCCGCCGAAATACTATTTGAGCCCGAAGGCGTGCGCCGGGATTCTCCGCCGCGCCGTGAACCGCAACAAGCGCCTGCCGGAGATACTCCAGTCTGCTTTGGAGGCAACAATACAAGCGGTGCCATCGACGTTGCCCCCGCCCTGTTAGCCCAGCCAGGGAGTGGCTGGAAGGGTGATTTCGAGAGTGAAACTTTTGCGGTACACGCGTTCCCCGCGAACTTGAGCGGAACCCAGGTAGCGGCTACCAAAGATGTGACGCCCGCTCTAGGGGCGAAGAATCCAACCGCGGTCGCCTACCAGGGGCGGGTGCGGAGATTGCTCCCGCAAGAGGTGGAGAAACTTCAGGGATTTCCCGACGGCCACACCGCCATCCCCTACAAAGGCAAACCGGCAGCCGACGGCCCCCGATACAAATCCATCGGCAACAGCATGGCGGTGAACGTCATGCGCTGGCTCGGCGTCAGGATCGCAAAAGCGCTGGAGAATAATCATGGGTAAGAAGAAACCGCTCGAACGCTGGGCCGACTCGACGCACAAGACCGGGTACTGGATGAACACCTTCTCCTCAGAGAAATATCCGATGCCCGTCGGGGTCGTCTGGGCGAAGGATAAGTATTGGATATTCGTCGCCCCGCGACCGGGCCTCGACACCCCTATGTGGTATCGCGAAGAGACGTGGCTGGCGAAGTACCTCGTCAACCGCGAAGAGGCGCTCATGGGCGTGGGGGCCATGGTGTGGTCGTCGCTCAACGACTCCGAGCGCGCGCAGGTGCTGCACACGTCCACCGGCAAGGCCGACATATCCGCGTGGTATCGCGCCCAGGCGTTGGATGTGGAGGCGCGTGTCATCAGCGCGTGCTTCTTCCTCATCGATCCAGACCTCCCAACCAACGAGAAGTGGGCCGCTGCCCGCCGCTGGCTCCGACACGCCACCTACCGCACTGACCGCCCCTCACCGGAGTTGGAGAAAACATGAGCATCCTCTACGTCCGCCAGGTGCCGGAGGAATTGAGCTACGCCCTTCGGGTGGCCGCGGCAAAGAACCGCAGAACGCCCAGCGAAGAGGTTATCTTCCGCCTATCACGCTCATTCGAGGCCGACATAGCTGAGTCCGCCGCCGAATACCAGCCAACCACAGTCAAGGAGACCCGCCCGTGATCCACGCCATCGCCGCATATTTCGGCCCCGCGCCGACGGAACTCGGCCCTCGCCACGTCTACAAGACCTCCTGCAACCAGCGGGTCCTGTTCACCATGGACAAGATGCCGCCCATCGGCAGCAGTGTCCGGGTGGGTGAGGGCGACGAGGAATGCCCCCACTGCTTCCCTGTCAAGGCCGCGCCGAAGGCGCAGAAGCCGAAGGACGACGAGCCGGAGCCCGACTCCAACCTCGACGATAGTCTCGGCAACCTGGAGGTCGAAGGGGACGACCATGTGCTCTCCGAGGAGAGCGACCCGTGGGCTGAGAAGCCCATCTGATTGCCCCTCAGCTGGACTGTGGTATGCTCGCCACGCATGCCATACGTCAACACCGCCAGCGACTACACTCCAAGCGCATCATGGCACCGCGGTAATCGCATCTGGATCGCCCACGGCAACCGTGAGCTCCACAGCGCGCCGTTCGCTGGGCTCGGTGGCGACGACACGCTGACAAAGGCCTCACGGCTGACGAAACGCGACCGGCTGGAGATGACAAATCTGATCAAGCAGCAGCTCATGCTGCTCGCTCCGGCGCAGCGCGCGAAAGTGCTCGCGGACGCGGGGATCAACACGGGCGTCAATGGCCTCGGCCAATTCACCTCCCTGGCCTTGGACGCGGGAAGCGCTGTGAGTTCCGCGAGCAGTGTCGCGGCGGCCACATCTGGCGCAGCGGCTGCCGTCGAGTCCTCGATCTTCACCGCGGCCAACATCGCCGGCGCGATCAACGGCCTCACCCAGCTCGGGATCGGGGTGACCAATCTGCGCCTGAATCAAATCGACCAACAGCGGAAAGCGGATGCGTCGGACGTGCAGTCTGGCGCCGCACTGGCTGTGGCCGCGGCGAAGCAGCAAGAAGCCGAAGAGATGAAGAAGCAGACCGCGCTTCTGGCCGCCGGTAAAGGTGGCGGGGGCGGTGGAATCGCGTCGATCGCCAAGAACAAAGGCGTTCTGATCGGCGGGGGCATCGGCGTCCTGGTGTTGGGCGCGGCTGCCTTCTTTCTCCTGCGCCGCCGGGGCAAGAAATGACCGAGTACATCGTCACCACCCACGGCGGAGGCGCGATCCTCATGCGCCGTCGGCCGGTACGCGTTGTGCGTGGCTCGACCCGCTACATGGCGCGGCCGTGTCGAGACATGGCGGGCCTGGGTGAAGTATCGCCCCAGGTCCTCGCCGATAAGATCGATAGCCTCACCAGCACGGTGAAAGAGCAGATGATCAACACCGCAGCGGCACAAGCCGCGGTGAACGTCGCGCTCGTCATCGGCCTCAACGCCTACCCGATCGTCGGCAACGCACTGAGCGCCATGCTCGCGCTCACCCAGTCGCTCGCAGCCCGCTACAATAAGAACAAGATGGACGACTTGATGGCGGATCTGACCAACCGCCTCCAGGCGTTGGCCGCGTCCACCAAGGCGGAAGTCACCGTCGCCGGCTTGCAAGTGGTGAAAGAGGAGACCCCAGCTGCGGCGCTCCTGGCGCTCTCCGGCCAGTCCCTCAGCGGCGTCTTCGACACGATCAAGGACGCCTGGGACTGGGGCCGCAGCACGGCGGGGGCACTCACCACAAAGGTCGCCACCGTCGGCTTGAAGCCAGTCACCGCAGGGTTCGCACTGCCCTTGGCGCTCGTCGGCAAAGGCGCCGACGCCGTAGGTGCAGGCTCAGTTGCCAACATCGCCGGTAAGGCGTCCTCCGCGCTGGATACCTTCTCCGACAAAACTGCGGACAAGGCGGGCCAATACGTCGCTGACCCCCTGGCGGTCGGCAAGGACGTGCAGACCCTCGCGCTCACTGTCACTGGATACGAGGCAGTGAAGGAAGCCGACCGGAAATCGGGAGAAGTCTATGCCGCAGCCGCCGCCCAAATGGCCGACGCCAAGACCAAGGCGCTCGCGGAGCTGCAGACCCCAGCGTTCCGCACAGAACTGCGCAAGAAGATCGCACAGAAAATGCTGGACGACCCCGCGTTCACCACACAGGCCGCCGCGATTGACGCGTCGAACGCCGCAAAGAAAAACGCTGTTGCGTCCAAGTTCGGACTCGGGGCCGGCATCGCCGCCGGTGTCGGGTCCGTCGTCCTCTTAGGCCTCGCGGCCTACTTCCTCTTCAAAAAACCAAGCCGTTAACCGGGAGTCTCCCATGCCCTCCGTCAAACTCGCCCGCCCCAAGATCGCCCGCCCAACCAAGGGCCTGGCCGTCGTGCGCCCCGTGCGGCGCGCACAGGTCACGAGCTTCATGCCGGGGCTCGGTGCTCTCCCTGTGCGCAAGGCCGCGCCGGTGGCCGTTCGTCCCCAGCCGAAGATCCGGGTGACGAGCTTCATGCCGGGGCTCGGAGCTGTCGAGCATCCGGGTGTGGTCAAGGCTGGCACCACGGGCCGCAAGCCCGCGCCGAAGGTCGTTCGCCGCGCTCCAAAAGCGCAAGTGACGAGCTTCATGCCCGGCCTCGGCGCCATTGCGCCGGTGCGCGCCGCCGTGGTCCGCCGCACCCCCGTGCAGGTCACCACGACCCGCTACATGGCCCCGCCGGCTGTCACCCTGGCCCCGCAACATCTCTCCATCGCCCTGGCCGCGCCCAAGATGACCCTGGTCCCGCAGTACGGCGGCAGCGCGCAGCAGATGCCGATGATGTTCCCCTCGCCCGCAGGCAATGGCCGCCGCGCCGCTTCCTATGAGGATACCGACGCTGCGATAGCGACGGAAAACGAGGACTACATGGACTTCACCGCGGAAGGTGAAGACCTCGGCCCGATGGAGGACACCGACGAGGCGATCTCCACCGAGGACCGCGAGTTCGGCAGCCTGGGCGGTCTGTTCGACATCCAGATCGGCGCGGGCACCATCGCCATCGCGGCTGTCGCCGCCTGGTTCCTGCTGCGCAAGAAGCGCGCGTAAGCCATGGGATTCCTCGTCCCCAACATCACCAAGTCCATCACGCTGGACATGACCGCTGACGACGTGAAGCGGGAGGCTGTGGGCCGCACACTCTCGATGGCCGGGGCGGCCGTTGGCCTGGTTGGCGGGCTCATGTACCTGTCAGCGTCGCCAGCCATCACCGGAGCATACACGATTGGTGAAGGGGTGAAGTTGACACTCGGGCCGGATGCCGCGAAGCGCCAGGCGCTCGGGAAATCGCTCGGATTGATTGGTATGGGCGTCGGCATCTACGGCTCGATGATGAACATGACGTCGAACCCGAAGATCAAGGCCAAGCTGGGCGGCGTCTACGAGAAGCTGCCGAATGTGGTGAAGAACAACCAGAAGGTCATGGCTGGTGCGGCGGCGATTGCCGTCGCGGCTGGGATCTGGTGGATGATCAATTCCCAGAACAAGGCACTCGCGGAGGCCTAAGATGCCGCTGATCATTTCACCTGCGTTCGAGCGGCGGCTGAATCGCCTCATGCGCCTGCGGAATAATCCCCCGCGGCCACATGAATTGATTGAGGTGCTCCGAGCGTTTGGTGCGTGGGCGGGCAAAGAGGCGAAGTTCCTCGGCAGCAACACCAAGACGGACAAGACCGACGTTGGCAAGATGTTTCTCTCATCGAGCGTGAAGCTGGATAAAGAGGTCACGGGCGACAGCTGGGTGGTGCGTGGTATTGCGCTCCTACCTGCGAACATGCTGGGCAAGGCGGCGAAAGCTGACCCCGCGAAGTGGGGCATGACCCCCGGCGAAGCGGCCCAACTGAGCAAGGTGAACTTCTGTTCGGGCGCGACCGCGGGCTGCATGGCGGTGTGCCTCACAAACGCTGGGCAGATGCCGCAGGTCGCTGTGCGCGCCGCTCAGATGCGCCGCTCGCTCGCCTACCTGCGCCAGCGCCCCGCGTTCATGCTGGCGGTGATCGCTGGCATCGCCGGGTTCCGCAGCTGGGCGGTGAAGAAGGATCTGCGCCCCGCTTTCCGGCTGAATATCACCAGTGATTTGGACTGGGAAAACCAAAGGGTGGAAGTCCCCGAGTGGCTGGCCGAATACCTGCGCCGCTACCATGACATGCCGTGGGTTCGCGCTGGTGTGTACCCGAATCTCCCAGAATTATTCGCAGGCCCCGGGCGTGAGCCCGCTGTGATGTTCTACGACTACACCAAGGTCGAGCCGCGCATCCAAGCCTTCGCGTTCAACAAGACCTGGCCGAAGAATTATTGGCTGTCGTGGTCGCTGGCGGAGACCAACAGGAACCGCAAAACGGCCCTCTGGGTACTGCAGAACCAGATCACCTCGGTTACCGCTCCGTTCGACCGTCGGTCTGGGCGAGAGGGACACTGGGCCGCGGAGGCCTTGCCTGAGACCTTGTCGTTCCGCGACACGAGCTCCGGCGCGATCTATACGTTCCCCGTGGTCAATGGCGACGCGCACGATCTCCGGTTCATCGACCGCTTCGCCATGGAAAAGCTCGGGACTGGTGTGGTCGCGGGCCTGAGCTTCAAAACACCTCTCGCAGGCAAGACCGTCGGCAAGAGTACGAAGCGGAAAGTCGAGATGGCGCGCGGTTTCGTCGTGCATGCGCCAACCCAGCATCCCGTCATCGACGTGGATCTGTCGCGTACCAACCCGCCGTGGAGTTCGCTCGGCCGTGGCCAGCATCCCGTGGGGACCAAAGACGGCGATGCCCGCGCGCTGGCGAACGCCAAGGCGCGCGCGAAGGACGACATCCGCAGGGAGCGCATCGCCAAGCTCCAGATGTGGCGCCTGCGCAGGACCAGTTACAACCCAAGGCTCCGTCGACGCCGCTAGCCAAACAACTTAAACCCGATACACTCGTTTCCCATCCTCAAGGGCTACACCATGCGCATCTGCCGTAACGCTCCCCTCTCCAAGGCCGAGGCTCGTGCTCTCCGCTCAATCCTGAGCAAGCACGGCTTCGCCCGCAAGGCGCGCAAGGTGCGTAAGGCTCGTCGCAAAACGCGTCGCAAGACGCGCGTGGTCCGTCGTACCCGCAGGTCCCGCCGGGCCCGCTAAACTATTCTCCCAAGAAGGAACATCATCATGGCACATCGCCGCTTCACCCGTCGCGCTCGGCTCGCGGCGCTCCGCAACCTGAAGAAGGCCCGCCGGGCCCTTCGCCGTCGCACGCGCACGGTTCGCCGCGCGACGCACCGTCGCCGCTTCACCGCCAAGGCCCGTCGTGCCGCTCTGCGCAATCTGCGTAAGGCCCGCGCGGCCCGTCGCAGCGTCCGCCGTGTCGTGCGCCGCGTTCGCCACGGTCGTGCCTACCGCACGCGCCTGGCCCGTCTGCGCAGCCTCCGGCTCGCGCGCCGCGCCAAGCGTACCGGCCGCACCAAGCGCGCTTACGCCGCCATCGACCAGCAGTGGGAGACGGCCTACTCGCCCGGCAGCGACTTCTTCGGCATGGGTGTGAACCCCAAGAAGGTCTCGCGGACCACGAAGCGCGGCAAGAACGTCGCTGCGCGCAAGCGCATCGCCGCCGCGCTGAAGCGCCGCCGTCGCCTGAAGGGCCGCGTCGTGGTGTTCCCCGGCGGTCGCATCGCCGTGTTCCACAAGCCCGGCACCGCCGCGTTCCGCGCCGGCCGCGCCAAGAAGAAGGCCATGGGCCGCCGTCTGGCTCGCCTGTTCGGCTTCAAGAAGCACCGCAAGGCCCGCAAAGGCCGCAAGGCTCGCCGCCGGAACCCCGGTTTCATGTGGCGCTGAGCCGTGGCCAAGATCCGTTTCCGCGCAGACGGTAAGTGGGTCAGCTTCAACACCCGGACCAAACGGACTGGCCGGGTGCCGAAGCATCTCAAGCCCTACCTGTTCAAGCCCAAGCGGGCGAGCAAGCGGAAGGGGAAGGTCCCGCCGCAGCTCCGGCCCTATCTCTTCAAACCAGGACACCGGGCACGTCGCCGGCGATAACCCATGCCGAATGCCTCCCCAGGCGCGATCCTTCCAGGCTCGACACCCGCCGCTGCGAGCAGCAGTGTGCTGAAAGGATTGTTCACACTCCAAGGCGCCGCACTGTTGGGCGCCGGGGCGTGGTTGTTCCTGAAGGGGCGCAAGGGCAAGAGCGTGAAGAGGAACCCCGGCAAGTTCCGCGCCAAGGCGCGCCGTCGGGTTCGCGGCAAGTTCCTGCGTGCGAACGAAGCGATCCAACGTGATTATGACAAATGGTGGAGCGCCTCGCGCGCGGCCACCGGCAAGCGGAGCTACGGCTCCCCTGCGTCCTGGGCGCGCAAGAGCAAGATCGTGAAGCTCGCAGTGAAAGCTGGCGCTCTTGGGCCGGCGGCGAAAAGCGCAACCTCGCAAGCCCGTCGCCACCAGGGCATCTTCCGGCGCTCGTGGTTCAAGACCTATGGGAAGGCGCTGGATAATCCGCTGCCCGCCGGCTCGACCTACGACCAAGCAGTGAAGGCGAACAACGAGGGCCGTCTGAGCGATTTCGACTTCCAAGTGTTCGCCATCGCCTGGTCGCAGAACAAGATGAGCGATCTGGCGAAGCGGTGGAAGAAGAGCACGAATATCGCGGCGTATGAGCAGGCGATCAAGGACTACCCCCACTGCTTTGGGGTAAAGAAGAATCCCGCAAGCAAAACCGCCGCACGCTATGAAGCGAGGATGCGGAATTATTTCTCCGGCAAAGGCAGGATGCCGAAAGCCACTGGCCTCTCACATGATGAATCCTGGGCCATCATCTGGAAGATCCAAGACGAGCTGGGGCACAAACGCAGTGTGCCGGTCTATGCGCCCAGAATAAACCCCGGCAAGTCCAAGATCTGGAAATTGTACCGCTCCAAGCCCGGCTCCCGGTCGTTCACCATCGAGTGGCAGGGCAAGGCCAAGAGCTTCACCGACGCGGTGAGCAAGGCTTGCAAGTCGGATCCGTATCTCAAGAGCATCCGCAGTGAACTCGTGGCGTACAAGTAAGGACCCACCATGATCCCCCTCCTCGCAGGTCTGGCGGGTCTCGCGGTACTCTGCAACCCCCGCAGGAAGCGCCGGAATCCCGGCCGTCGTCGCGCCAAGGCGCACAAGCGCATCCTGGGCAAGTGGCACAAGGCCCGCAGGCTCATCGGCAAGTACAGCTGGAACAGCGCGCTGGGGCGCAAGAAATTGGCCCAACGCGAGAAGCTGCGTCGGTTCGCCTTTCGCTCTGGTATTCGCGGCTCGCTCTTGTTCTCGACCACGCGCCGTCGGAACCCTTCGCCCGCCGGCGTCGAGAAACTGCTGCACGGGATCTGGAAGAAGCACTACGCCTACACCTCACCGACGCGGCACAAGCAGTCCAACAAGGCCGACCGGATCGTCTCCCGCCTGCTGGCCCAGATGCCCGCCGGGCGCAAACGGAATTATATCACGCGCAAGTTTCAGACCCGCGGCTTCCGTGGCCAGGCCCCAGAGATCTTGCCGTTGATGCGGACCCTGGAATGCGAGTGGCTGCCCACGCGCCCCGCACTGCGCGCCTATGATGATGGCAGCACCTGGAATGGCTGGGCGGAGCCGATGGTGACCGAGATCCAACTGCGCCGGATCGCCAAAGTGTTCAACAAGAACGCGGATGAGATTCGCGCGGACCAGGGGACGCTGTTCGAGAAGCGCAAAGATGGCTGGTATGAAGTCATCTATGAGGGTGGAAAAGTAGACCGGGAAAACACTCGCAAGCTCGACTTCAACACCTACCGCACCGCCAATGGGCCCAAGAAATTGGCGAACATCGGCTGCGGCCTCACCTGGGAATGGAAGGACAAGAAATGATCCCCCTCCTCGCTGGACTCGCGGGCCTCGCAATGATGTGCAACCCAGGCAAGAAGCGCCGGAACCCATCCCATCGCGCTCGCCGATCCGCCGCGCTGAAGCGTGCGATCAAGCTGCGGAAGCATTGGTACAAGCTCGCGAAGAAGACGGTGAAGGCCCGCACCGGCCTCGACAGCATGCCCGGCCTGCCCGACAATTATAGCCCCGCACACAGCCGCTGGATGAAGCAGGTCAAGAAGGTGCGGCGCATCGCCAAGTACGGCACCGGACTCACGAACTTTATACGCGAAAGTGGGCGGCGGAAAGTCGTCGGGAACAACCCTCGCTGGGCTCGCCCGAATGAGAACGAGATCCCGACGGTGCGAATTGTCAGGAAGCGGAATCCCGCAACCCGGGCGAGGTTGATACGCGAGCGTGAATCGCTCTTGGCCCCTGTGCGAGCGGAGCAGGCGGAAAATGCGCGGCTCGGCGTCAAGCACTTGAGCCAAGGCTCGCGGCGTATCTTGAACCGGGTCTGGAACCTGGACGACAAAATCATGCGCCTCACAAAAGGGAAACGGAAGAACCCCTCCACCCGCAAGCGTCGGTCGGCGTCCAAAAAGCGGATGCTCAAGAAGTATGAGGGCATCAACCGCAGAGCATTCAAGTCCGACTGGGACAGCTCAACAGGCCGAGGCAAACTCGCTCGCCGTTTGAAGCACTGGACCATGGCCATTCGATCAGGCATTCGCCCTGGCAAACTCGCCCTGGCTCGGGAGCGCTCCGTGCGCGGCCTGCGGGTCCGCAACCCCCTCTACATCGGCGACTCCGCGATGGCCAGCATCCATGGCGCGGTTGGGGTCAACCCCAGCAAGAAGCGCCGCAAGGGCCGCTGCGGGGCCACGCCCGGTGCGGCAGCTGCGCGCCTGGCCAAGTGGCGGTGGCACCATAATCCGAAGCGAGGCCGCAAATGATCCCCGTCCTCGCTGGTCTGGCCGGTCTCGCGATGCTCTGCAACCCTGGGAGGCGCCGCAAGAGCCCCCGCGTCGCTAAGACCGAGAAGATCTATGTAATCCGGGGCAAGATAGGCCCCGAATATAGCTGGGAGGATGTTGATTGGAGATACGGCCTCAAAGAGGCGCGGCAGCTTCTCACGGCCTACAAGAAGGGCGCCTGCGGGTCCTATCGGTTGATCCCTATGCGCGTAACGATCAACCCTGGGAAGCGGAAGAAACGGCGTCGTCGGAACCCGTCGGCCGACGCGAGGGCCTACAAGAAAAGCGGCCCGCAGTACGCCAAGTATTTCGCCCTCGGGGTCAAGTCCGCCAAAGGTGGAAATGCGTGGCTCTCCTCGTCCCCGTTCAAGGGCAGTCGCGGGGAAGCGTGGAAAGACGGCATGTGGAGCGTCATCCACCCATTTCACAAGAACCCCCTCCGCCGCGGCAAGAGCCGCGCCGTGGCGGAAGAGCGCCGGCACACCCGTATGGGTAAGATCCCAACCGGCACCCGCGCGGAGTGTACCTGGCTCCCACCAGGGTACGAAGAACCCTCCTTCGATATGCCATGGCTGGACCGGAAATCGGAGCGCAAAAACCCGCCCGACATCTCGATCCGCTGGGTCAAGATCCATGACCCGAAGCACAAAGGCTGGGTCGCTGAGTGCTATCAGCCAGGTGGGATCCCTATCCAGCGCTTCTGGGGCAGGACCAAGGCTGAATGCCTCAAGAAGATCAACGATAAAGCCGAGGGAAAGTAAGTCATGCACCTCGCCAACGGTGACATCCCGGTCTCGCGCAGCGTCCTCTCCGAAGGTGAGAAGGGCATCGACGAGACCGTCGACAAGATGGTCGCCATGGCGAAGGGCCCCTATGGTGCCCGCAGTGCCAAGATCCGCGCGCTCGCGATCAACATCCTGAACAAGGCCCGCGTCGAGAACAAAGATTATTACGGCATGATCGTCGCCGTTGGTGAGTGGGTGCGGGACAACATCCGCTACGTCCGCGACCCGATTGGCCAGGAAACCCTGTCGTACCCCGAAGAGACGGCGTTCAATTCGCACGCGGGCGACTGCCTCGCGGAGGGAACCCGTGTTCTCACGCCGACTGGATACAAGAACATTGAGGATGTGGAGCCTGGAGACACGATTCAAGGCAAGAGTGGATGGACGAAGGTGCTCAAGTGGTGGGACAAAGGCACGCTCCCCACCCATGAATATACCCTCGATAACGGTGGGGACTTTGTCGCGACCGATGACCATCGGTGCTTCCTCCTTGAGGGAGGGGAAAAGCGCGCGGGGGAGTTAAAGGTAAGAGACGCGCTCCTCGGCCCTGCAGATATTACCCTCCCCGACGAGGCCAACGACAAGTGGACCGACGCGGACTTCTACTTCTTCGGGCTTTACATCGCCGACGGCTGGTGCGCGGAAAAGAAGACGTGCATCGCGGGTAAAGATGGTTTTGCAAAAGAGGCGCAAAAACATTGGTGCCAGGACTACGCAGCAGCAAAAGGGTGGCGCACGCACTGGCACTCCCGCTACATCACGATCTACATCCCCGCCAATCACCCCCTCTACGCTCTGTGCCACGATGGGAGGCTTGCTCCTGAGAAAGAACTCCCGCCAGAGCTCCTTGCAGTGCTGACAAAACCCCGCGCTCAGCGGCTCTTAGACGGACTGTTCGCTGACTCCCACGACCCTAACGCCTCCAGGCGAACAATAGGCGCCGAACAAGGGCGAAAGAAACGGAGGGGGCGAGGGGGCGTCTGCCACAGCACCACCAGCCCCGAGCTGGCGAAGCAAGTTCGACTCCTGCTGCGGGTACTCGGCTTCAGCATGCGCTCATCTTTGATCGTGGATCACGGCGGTTTCGGGCTGCATCCCGTATTCAGGAACTATCCCCGCTACTACAAGAACAAGCCCGCCAAGATTGAATCCATCCGCCCGGTTGGCCTGCGCCACGTCTACGACCTCCAGACCGCTGACTCCGGCATCTACCTCCCCGATGCGGACGTAGTCGTCCATAACTGCGACGACCAAGTGATCCTCGTCATGGGCCTCCTCGGCAGCATCGGCCTGAAGTCGTACCCGGTGTGCATCGGGATGGTGCCCAACAGCTTTTCCCATGTCTATGCGTATGCCGAAGTACCCCCTGGGAAGCACCGCAACGCGGGGCAGACGATAGCAGTCGACACCATCATGCGTGAGTGGCCTATTGGAAAAGAAGCGCCCGGTGGTAAAGTACAGGCTAAGAAGACCTACTCGAACCTTGCCGGAGATGCCATGCTCGGTGCCTACACGCTCAGCCCGTCCTACCTGGACGAGAGGCAATCCGCCGATGTCCCGCGCGCCATGAAGCGCGGGCTCGTGGACGCCGGCGGCTACGGTGAGATCTTCACCGCGCCCAAGGTCGACCAGGAGATGAACGAGATCGACGAGATCTTCACCACCGACCCCATCAATGAGATGGCACCGGCGGGCAGCGCCTTCCTGCACAACCGGGGGCCGATGACCGCCGCCGGCGACGCGGGGAAGAATGTCTTCCTGCCCTCCGGCAAGACGTACAGCTCCAGCGGAATGGGCCGGGTGACCCAAGTCGGCAAGAAAGGCAAGAAGTTCGTCGATGTGCCCTCTGAGATGCCGTATGAACGCGGCAAGCCTGCGGCCCGCGCGTCTGCGCCCGTCGCCCCGACCGAGGAGGAGCTCGCCGGCATCGGCGACATGCTCGCCAGCCTGGGCGCGGAAATCAAGGCGACCAACTGCAGCATGTGGCAGGGAGTGAACGGCCCAGCAGATCCGGTTCACAAGGCCGCTTCTGCCGCCGCCTACGCCCGGCAACGCTACCGCGTGGCGAAAAAGGTGGTCACCAGCTTCATGCCGGGCCTCGGTCGAGACCCCGTGTTCGACGCAAGGGCCAACGCGGCTGGGCGCGTCGCCCAACTCGCACAGCAGATCGCAGCTGCAGCGCGGCAACTGGCCGACATCGCCGCCGGGTCGTCCCCGATGCGCAAGGCCGCGCTGATCGACGACCTCAACACCCTGGAAAAGCTCGACAAACAGGGCTTCATCCGCGCGGTGGACGCCGCTCCGCTGCCGGAGGGGGTCACCCCGCTCGGCATTGCAAAGACCAAGACCTTGGCCATCTCCAAGGAGACCACCCTCCCTTTCGTCGCTAGCCCCGTGAAGATCCGCTCCGCTGTGATGACCCCGCTTCCGGCGGGCGCAGTGGTTCGTGATCGCACGGGGCGCGTGATCGATGTGGACGGGATGGCGGGAGATCTGGGCTGGCCGAGCTGGGCCAACCCAGTGAGTATCATAGACCGCGCTCGCGACGCGGTGTCAGGCGCGCTCAAGGCGGTCGTCGCCGTGCCGCGCAAGGCTATCCAGGCCACCGTCCAAGCCTCCACTCAAGCGGTGAAAGCCGCCGCAAGCTCTGCGGGTCAGACCGTAAGACAGGCGGCAAGCGCCGCGAGCCGGGTCGTGAAGCAGGCCCCTTCAGCCGTTGCGGCCACCGTGCGCGACGTGGGCAGCGCCGCAGGCCAAGCCACGAAGCAAGTGGCCGCTACCGTGGCCCAGGCCCCCTCGGCCATCGGCACCGCCGCGCGTGACGTGGGCAGCGCCGCGGGCGCGAGCGTGCGGCAAGTCGCCAGCGGCGCGGGTGGAATCGTCCGTCAGGCCGCCAGCGAGGTTGGCCAGGGCGTCAGCTCTGCCGGCGGCGCTCTGCGCCAGGCTGGGAGCTCAGTGTCCGAGGGCCTCAAGCAAGCCGGCAGCTCCTTCTCCGACACGCTGAAGACCGCGTACCGGCAGGCCGGCGCCACGGTGCGCAACATCCCTGCGACCGCCGCGGATTTCATCGACGAGAATCGGGACCTCCTGATGGCCTCCATGGGCGGGCCGATGTTCGCCAGCCTCTATACCGGCGCCCGCGGGGCGCTGGAGACGGCAATGGGCATCGTCGCCAAGCACCAGGCCGCCGGGGACTCGGGCGAGGAGCTCGACATCAATGGGAATCCGATAGGCACCCCGTACCAGGACTCCAACGGCAACACGATCACTGCGCAGCAATACTACGACCTGATGAACCCGAGCGGCAAGCTCGACATCAACGGATACCCGGAAGGGACGCCGTACACCGACTCCAACGGCAACACGATCACTGCGCAGCAATACTACGACCTGATGCATCCGGTCGAGACCTCCGTCATGCAGCCGCAGTTCGACATCAACGGCAATCCGTTGGGTACGTCCTACGTTGACCAGGCGGGCAACTCGATCACTGCCGAGCAGTATTATCAAGCCAACCAGGCGGCGCAGCAGCAGTATCAAACCCAGACCGGCGGAACCGGCGCTGGGTACAGCGTCCCTGACACCAGCGGTGGCTACGACAGCGGGAGCATGTATCCCGACTACAGTGGCGACAGTGGCGGTGGCGACCAGAGCTTCGACTATGGCAGCGGCCCCACATTCGACTCCTCCTGGACGGAAGGCGGCGGAAGCTCCGACTTCGGCCCAGACTCGATGGGGCCGGCGGAAGACGCCGCCTATGCCACCGACATGGAAGCGATGATGGACGAAGGCGGCAGTGAAGAGTCCGAGTTCTATGCAGAGGACACGGGCGAAGACGGCGAAGAAACCGAGTTTGTCGATGAGATCGTGAACACCGACGAAGAGCCCGAAGTCGCAGAAGCCGCAACACGGCCGACCACCAAGCCGAAGAGGCGCAGACGCCAGGCGGTCGCCCAGGCCAGCAATAACACCGAGGTCGATGACGACAGCGAAGTCGACGCGCCCGGTGAAGGCATGTACCGCATGAGTGGGCTCGGCGCGCTTCCCTCTGCTTCAACCCTCCTCCCTCTCGCCGCCGTTGGCGTCGGGATCTATCTCCTCACCAGGAAGAATAGGAAATAACCATGGCTAATCTCGGATACGTCGGCGGCGGAGGCCATGGCGGCCATGGCGGACACGGCGGCGGACACGGCGGCGGCGGACACGGCGGCGGTGGACGCGGCCACGGCGGCGGTGGACGCGGCCACGGCGGCGGTGGACGCGGCTGGGGTGGAGACTACGGCGGCATCGTGCCGATCGTGGTCAACGATCGCATGGTCGAGGAAGTCGACCTCCAGCCCTACGGCAACACCGTGGTCATCGAGACCGTCTCGGACAACCCGTTCGAGGATGATCTCCCGGTCGAGGTGTTCACCCAGATGTCGGGCGGCATGGCCGGTCCCGACCCGAAGCAGACCAGCCGCGCCCGCGTGCTCGCCAAGAAGGGCGCTCCGGTCAAGCAGACGATGGCCAAGGGCCGCGCTCCGGCGGTGCAGTTCCGCGCTCCGGCCAACCGCATCCACACCGGGTTCATCCCTGGTATCGCCGGGCTTGGTGCTGAGGCGGCGGCCACGACTCCCCCGGCGGACAAGCCGTTCAACTGGGCCACGGATCTCCCTGGCATCCTGACCCCGGTTGTCGGAGCGGCCACCACCGTGACAGGGCAACTGTCCACGGCGAAGCAGGCCCAGGCGGCAGCGGACCTCGCGGCTGCGCAGGCCTCAGGGAAGCAGGCGGACGCGGCCATCGCCCAGCAGCAGGGCATCATGGCGACCGCAATGGCGAACATGAACAAGAACAAGTGGCTCACCTACGGGCTCCTGGCCGCTGGTGGACTCGCGCTCTTGACGGCCATCGGCCTCAAGGTCGCCAAGAGCCGGCGCTGAGCCGCCCGCAGACTCACACCTCTGACCACCCAAGGAATCTCCCATGGTCGACCGCGATATGTCCTACGAACTCGACGATGCCTTCGCCGGCCGCAACGCGGGCGAACTGCAAGAAGCCGAGGTCGTCCAGACCCGCACCATGCGGACCCCTGGCCTCAAGAGCCTCACCCGGCCGCTGTACACTGCGGAGCGCATCCCGGCGACCACGCCTGACACCTGGGATGGCGGCTACACTGCGGCCACTGGCCTCGCCGACATGACCCTCGATGTGCCGGTGCTCGGCTCGCTGTCGGTCAAATCCATCGCCATTGGCGCGGTCGTCGGCGCCCTGGCGCTCTGGGCGTTCAAGCAGAAGCGCTAAGCGGCTATGAAGTCTTCCACCGCATTCCTGCTGGTCGCGGTAGGAGTGGGGGCCTGGTGCCTCACTCGGCCGAAGACGACTGTGCTTCGGTCCCTGGGGGATCTCGGGGCGATAGACGCAGGGCAAAAGCAGCGCGACCTCGAAGCATCGAGGACGCCGGCCGTGCTCCACTGGGCGCGGGGCAATCCCACCCTGGCGAGGATCGATAGCTCCGGGACGGTGGTCTCGAAGGTCACAGGAGCACCGATATATTCGTCGCCTCCCGCGGCGGCCTCCGTTCCCCTGCCGCCGAGGCCCGCGGCCCCGAGCGCACCCAAACCCGCGGCAGCCGCCACGGCCAAGGCCACATCTCCAGCCCCTACCACAACTATCGTCACCACCGCTACCGTTACCCCCGCCGCACCCCCAGCTGCCGCCCCCGCGAGTGAGCAGGACATGCGTGCGCTCGCCGCCCAGATCGGGGCCACACTCGAAGCGGTCCTCGATTATCCAGACTTGCTGCAGCCCCTTCTCTCCCCGGTGCGCGCGTTCTTAGAGAAAGGCTGATATGGATCTCGAAGCCGAGTTTCAGCGGTACGTCGGCTTGCTGGAACTATCCGGCAATGTTGTGGCGCAGCTCCGAGAAATCTCCCTCGGTGAGGCGGTAGACCTGCTCCGGCAGGCCTATAATGATCAGCTCGCCCGAGAGGAAGCGGCGCGGCAAAAGGCCGCCATGCAAGTGGACCTGCTCAATTCTGCAGGCAAGACCTACGCTGATTTCGCCAACGCCGCGAGTAAATACCCTGCGCAACTCCGCAAGGCCCTGCTCGCGGACCCGCTCGTCCTCAAGGCAATCAATTCCAAGACGATGAGCGGTAGCCCGGTACTGTGGCTTCCAGAGGTGCGCCTGGCCAGCTCTGGGATACCAGGGCACTAAGATGAAACCCTCAACCCTCGTCCTTCTCCTCGCCGCAGGCCTTGGCGCCGCATATTTCATCATGCGCAGCAAGAGCGCCAAGGCGGCCAAGCAGGCTGCCGCAGTGCCTCCACCTCCCGTCTCCGGTACATTCACCTTCCTCCCGCCGTCGCCGCTTCGCCCTGCCGCTCCTGGCATGGTGTGGACGCAGACGGGCGCGAACAACTGGGTAGAAATGCCCAAAAATATGGGATGAACCGTGAAGATGAACCTCTCTCCCAAGGTGCTCATGCTCGCCGGCGTCGGTGTGGTTGGCGCACTGTTCGCCTTCAAGAAGCTCGGCGGTAAGCCCGCAGCCCCGGTGCCCACTGACACCTTGCGCACCTACCAGGACACCACCGCTGCGCCGGCCCAACAGTCGATGCTGCCGCAGATGCTCCAGCCGGCGATGAGTTACACGCCGCTGTATCAACCCTCGCCGTTTATTCAGCCGATGCCGTCGCCCTCTACGGTCTACTCGGTCGGACAATTCCTCCAATCGGCCGCCCAGCCGTCCTACGCTCCTCCTGGCGCCTACTGGGTGAACACCACGCCCTCGATGTCGCCCGCGACCTGGATGCTGCAGAGCTACAACAACCCGGTGCCGATGCCGCAGGCGGGCGTCCAACAGGTGGCGAACATCACGCTGCCGCCGCCCCATGCCGATCCTCGCGTGGGGGACGTGTGGGCCAATACACCGCTGGGCGTATCGAGCGTGCAAGGGCCGCGGCCAACGGCCCCCGCGGGGACCTACTGGGAGATGCAGCCTCTATCGTCCAAGTCCGACACAGGGACGTACATCCTGCGCGCGGGCACGCCAGTCGCCCCGCCGCCGGTCGGCCCGATCTACCAGCCCTCCCCACCCTTCACCGTGCCGGTGACCGGCAGCTCGGTCTTGACCTCCCCCGGCTATTGGCAGGTGGCCCAACAAGCGAACGGTGCCTGGCTGGCCACACGCTACGCGGCGAATGGCGGCGTATTGCGCACCATGACCTACCCCAGCACCGAGACCCAGGCGACGATCACCCCGTTGCTGCAGGCGAACGACACCGCCTACGCGCCGGTCAATCGGACAGGCGCAGTCTGATCCCATGCTCCTCGGCCTCGGCAACCTGACGCTCCTCGAAGTCGTGCCGGCGGCGAACCCGCAGTCGGCTGCCAGGCGCATCACGCTCCGCGGCCGTGTCCTTGGCTGGGATAAGGCGCGGAAGGCGTTCCACGTCTGCCGGATCGTGCGCAAGACCAACCCAGGGAAGATGCCGGCTGCCGTCCTCAAGGCCCACCAGGAGTTCCACCACACCGCGCCGTCAGGCTGCGATCTCGTGGACCAGCCCTCACCGAAAGGCACGCTGCGCGTCGTCGGGTTATTGAAGGCGCTCGCGTATGTGGTCCCTAAGAAAGTGAAATCGCCCGGTAAAAACGGGTACATTTGGCATCACACCTTCGGAGACACAGGCCACAAGGGTGGCAAGTACCCGCCCAGCGTGATGCCGGTACTCAAGACCGATGGGAAGAACTACTTCATCGTCCGCCGCAAGGGTAATATCTTCAACGTGGATGAGTGGCTGAGAGGTTAAGTCGACTGGGCTATTGACGGCTATACGCATGGCCGGTAATATGCGCATCAGTTCGCTTGCGATTGTCGCCCACACGGGCTCGACGCGGCAAAACCTGAGATTCGCCGGAAGGCACCAGGCTATGCCGCTCGTGATGATGACGAATCCTGGTCTCCATCTCGCCGTGCTGGGAAATCCCCGCAGGGCTCACAAACATTCTCGCAAGCGCCGGCATTCCCGCCGCGCGCTCACCACATGCAGCGGCTACGGCCGCAGGAGCAATCCCATGGGCGCCGTCGCTCAGTACGTCTCGGCCGTCAAGGCCGCCCCCAAGTCCGTCCTCGGTCTCTTCAAGGGCCCGAACAAGATCAAGAACATCGCGTTCGCCACCGGCGGCGCGGTCGGCACCTACTTCGCGGGTGGCATCGTCACCACCAAGATCCTGACCCCGGCCCTCAACATGGTCGGCGCTGGCGCGATGCTGAACACCCCGATGGCCAAGCGCCTCATCGGCGGCATGGTGCCCTTCACCTGCGGCTTCATCGCCTCGAAGTTCATCAAGGGCGACATCGGCAAGGCCCTGATGGTCGGCGGCGCCGTCGCCTCGATCGTCGAGATCGCCATGCCCGGCAAGATCGCCGAGCTGATCGCCAAGACCCCGATCACCGCCAAGGCCGTGACCCTCCCGGTCGCCGCCGTCGCTGGCCCCGCAGCTGCTGCCGGCCCCGTGAGCGGCATGAGCGGACTGGGCGCCTACGTTGACGCCCCCGCCTACCAGGGCGTCGGCGCCTACGTCGATGCTCCCGCCTACCAGGGCGTGGGCGGCTACGTTGACGCTCCCGCCTACCAGGGCGTGGGCGACCTCGCTGATGCCGACTACGAGATGGCCGGCCTCGCTGATGCCGACTATGAGATGGCCGGCGTCGACGGCTTCATCGACGACTCCAAGGCCAACTACCAGACCTTCCTCGCCTGATCCCCTTTCGAGCCCCTGCCCGCCGCGCCCAGCGACAGGAACCCCAGGGGCTCGTTTCCCTCGCCCAGTGACCAGCACCCCCCGCTAACGCGGATCACAACCTGGCCTGAGCAAAAACCAACATCGGCCTAGCGCCGAGGAGCATATCATGCCCGTATTCCGCACCGTTAAAGACTCCCAGAAGGGCTCGATCCGTCTGGAAGCCGTCCACCAGCCCCTGTACGACAGCACCACGCTGACGGCCAGCACCCAGGTCCAGCTCTTCGGCCAGGGCCCCGCCGGTCGCACGCTGCTCGACACGAATCTCCAGACTTCTGGACAACTTTCGTGGCCCAAACGCTTTTCCATCAGGGCGATACGTCAGGTCACCGCTGTCGGCAACACCCCGTTCGCCGATATGGTCAGCCTGCTGGCCCGCGCCTACTATCAGGTGGTCATCGGCGAGAAGCCCTACCTGACCATCCCGGCCTTCCTGCTCTCCGCAGGCACCGGACTGGAAGCGCAGACCCTGGTCGGCGCCACCCTGGGCACCGCCAGCATCGTGGCCAACCATGGTCGTCCCGAGCACCGCAACATCTACTCGCTGTTGCATTCGGTGTTCATACCCCCCGTCCAAAATTTCGCGGTCAACCTGACCGTGAACACCGGCTTCAGCCCGAGCCCCGCGCTCAAGCTGTGGGTCGTGCTCGAAGGCGAACTGCTGCGCGAAATCCAGTAAGCCCTACGGCTTCTTCGGATTCCTGGAACACCCGGTCGAAAGGCCGGGTGTTTCTTGTTATTGGAACCATTCCCCTGGCGGAAAGTCTTTCGCGAAGGGCTTCGCCAGCACCTCAAACACAGGCGGAACCCTGAAGTCGAGCTCGACGATCCTCTCCAGCTCCCCGCCAACCAACCTCGACCCTTTTGACGCCCGGGGGATCGGCCACGCCTGGTAGATATACGACGGTGTGCCGCACTTGCGGACCCCATGCTGCCCTACGGCCTGCTGCAGGCGAAATCTGAGGTCTGAGTCCTCGCCCTTGTCCATCGTCTGATTGAACCCTCCTACAGCGTCCAGCGCGCTGCGGCGAGCGGCGAACACGATCCCCGAGGCCTCACCCCAAGACAGGTGCAGGACGTGCCCAGAAGCCTCCAGCTCGACCTGGAACCAGTCCGTCCAGATCAGCAGCTGGTCGCCCTCCTGGAGCCCGATGAAGGGCCGCAGGTGCCACGGCATGACCACGTCATCGTCGTCGACCCAGGTGACCCAGTCGGTGCTGGCCAGGGCCAGCATGTGCTGCCGCTTGGCCCCCAGGTGCTCGAAGCGGCCGGCGCAATCGTCGATGAACACCCCGACGTTGTCGGGCAAGGAGCCGATCTCAGGGTGCCGGATCCGCATCCCAGAGTCGCAGCAGATCATTACCTCGACCGCACCTGGATAGTGCTTCCCAGCGGCGATGACAGAGGCTACCGCCTCCTGGAGGCGCTCCGGGCGGTTGAAAGTCGGGATGCAGACGGAGACCGAGGGGGCCATTCAGCCGACCAGGCTTCGCAGATCCTTGGCGATGGTGGGATCGGCGAGATAAACGCGGAGCGCATCCTGCACGGGCCCTGCCTCCGTCTCAGTCTCACCATACAACCAATCCAAGTAGCGTAGCCCCTCATCGTTGCTGGCGATCTCATCGAGGGTCTTGCCCCGATATTTGCCGAAGGGCATCTTGAAGTCGCGGGATTGGAGGAACGTCATCGCCGGCCCCTTATCCATGCTCGGTGTTTTTGACTTCGACATCCTGGGCTTCCTTCGGCTTGACCTTTATCTTCTCCAGAAACGCCGCCAGTCCAGGGTTGATCGCTGCCGCCAGCTCAATGGCAGACGCGGCATGCGGGTTCACTTGCCAGAACTGCGCCCACATGCGCGCGGCGAGTTGGAGGCTGGCCTTGTTCTTCGCGACGTTCTTAAACGCCGCGTTCATCTTGAGGCCGTCGGAGAAGCCGAACTCGACAAGGCCGCTGATGCCTCGCGCGAGGATGTCGGACAGGAATTGAAGGTCTTTGTCGAGGGCTTCGTCGCTCATGGCGTGGACTCCGAGGTTGGTTGGGTGTAGAACTCCGACTGGTCCCACTGGCCCCAGTCGTCAGGCAGGATGCGAAGGTCATGGCGGATGTGGGTCACGTTGTACGGGTCGACGTATTCACCCCGATACAGCGTCCGGTAGGAGAGGATCTTGGACAGCTTTTGCTTGGTGAACGTGAAGATGCCGCGGCGCTCCAGGGTGCTCAGGATTTCCGAGTAGGTCTTGCCCGCCGCCTCGCGCATGCAGAACACCATGCGGATCACCCGCGCCTCATCAGGGAGGATGACGAGCTCCTGTCCTCGTGCCTCGTACCCATAGGGTGGGCGGCCGCCGACCCAACCACCCGTAGCCGCCTTCGCCTGGCGCCCGGTCTCCATCCGCATGTGGATGAGCGCGTGCTCGTACTGGGCGAATGCCGCCAGGATCTGGCGCATCAAGGCCCGGGTCGGATCCGCAGTGTCGATGAGGCTGGCCTCACCTTCGCAAACCGAGAGCACCTTGACCTTATGCCTGCGGAGGTTCTCCAGGATCAGCTCCTGGTCGGCGGCGACGCGGGACAGACGGTCCAACTTCCACACCAGCAGAACGGCCCCATCTCGCGAGAGCACCGCGCTCAACAGCAACTGCAGAATCGGCCGCGGGGCGATCTCAGTCTCGCCGAGAGCCTCGAACAGCGCGGAGCGGATCAACGGCTTCGCGGCGCTGGCCACCTCCAGTGCGAACCGTGGGGCGTCCAGTTTCTGCTCGGCGCAGTAGCGCTCTATATCCTTGACCTGGGCGCCTAGACTGTATCCGTCATCCTCCTGCCCTTTGGTCGATACGCGGACGTACCCCCAGACCCTCTGCTCTGGATGTGCACCCAGCTCCTTTGCCAGGGCTGCGGCGTCGTTGGGGGTGTCCACGATCTCACCCTGCGAAGGGGTTCCGCATGCCGGAGCCGTTGTGCTTCTTCCACGCCTCGAACTGCTCCGAGTTGTGGATCCCTTGCCTGGCCAGCGCGTTTCGCGTGTAGATCAACGGGTCGACCACACCGGAAGAGCGGTACACGAACTCCAGGAACTTCTTGGCGATGATGGCGTGCTGGCCGTTGAACTTGAGCCCATTGCCGGCGATCAGGCTCTTTCCCTGGGTGAGCAGGACGCGGTCTTCGCCGAGGATGTCGAAGTTGATGTCCTCTGAGAGGGAGAACCCGCTGTTCTTCATCGCCTGGGCGACGACACGCCACTGCGCCATCAGCTCGCGATGCGCCTCCAGGTCGAAACGCGGGAGGCAATCGACGATGTGCTGCTGGTCGAGGGCCGCCTTGTGGTCCGACTCCTCATTCGTGCGGCTGGCGTCCTTCTTGGCCGAGTCGGCGCGCTTCTGCATGTCGCGGCGCATCTGCTCGTCAGCTGCGGCGGTGGCCTCGATCTCCAGGGTGGCGGTGAACGCCTCCACCCAGTTGTCCATGGTCTTCATCGCCTCGGGGAGGAGCAGGGTCATGACGCAGCGTCTCCGGGGGCGTCCTCTTCGTCTGCGCCGATCACGACGATGATCACGACGTAGCCGCCGGTGCCGTCAGTGCCGAGGCCTGCCCCGCTGCCGTTGCGGGGAATTATCTGGGTACGCAGCGGGATCGAGGGGGCATCCTCGGTGGACTGGGCGCGGATGCCGAGCTCCATCGCCCGGACCTTGTTCTCCAGGTCTGGGAGGTCCGCCTCGGAGTAGGCGTAAACGACCGGCATGAGAAACAGTGGCGGGGCCCAGGGGGAGTCCTCTGCGCCGATGAGTGAGAGGAAGAGCCCCTGGCCAGAGCAGGAGACCGCCACGTCGACGACGTCGTTGTCCTGACAGTGGTCGAAGAGGCGGGAATTGAAATCGTCGAGAGAGGCCCCGGGCTGGGGCCAGTAGTGGAATGATTCGGTCATAGGTAGGTTCCTTCGCCTTGTGGTATGGTGCCGTCTACAGGAACGTAGTTGATGCCGCGGAGCCTAACACCGTATCGCCCTGGTGGTTGGTCTGCGCCCCCTTTGTAATCGAGGAACACGGAGAAAAATTGCAGCGGCATGATATGCACAGGGCAGAAGAAGTCGTCGCTACACTGCCCCGCACCTGCACGCATCATACCAACTGGGGTGACATACTGCGTATCCCCAACTAAGAGGCGGGCGGTAAAAGCATTCAAGCTAAAAAACGGCATGAAAACATCCAAACCCAGGGCGTCGAAGCGGCAAGGCCACGGCAGCGTTCCATCCTCCTTACGGGTGCCAGCAGCTGGAGGGATCTCGCTCGCCGCGCCGGCGCGAAAGAAGAACTTGACGCTATCCCCTTCACGGAGCACGCCCCAATCGAGCTCGTCCCATAAGACCCCGGGGGTCTTGCCGAACCGCAGTGTTTTTCCGCTAGCAAGGGGGATGCAGACCCTACGTTTTGCCAGCTCTTCCTTCAGGTCGACGTCGGTCATAGCTTACTCTCCAAAACAGGGTGCTTCGCGGTGTCCTTGGTCGAAAAGTCCGGTTCTATATGCTTGTACGCAGGTGTCGTGCCGCCCACGGCCCCCTGTGCAATAGCTGCTGCGAGCTCAATCGGCGCGTCCTTGATGCATTCGCTCGACGCTCCGCCGACTGCGGGGCGCTCTGCCTCGGGCACCTCGACCCCGTTGAGCGATCCCTTGAGGTCCATACCCCAGCGCTCCTTGAGCACCTGCTCGGCGGTGGTGCGCTTGAAGAGATACATGTACTCAGGGATGTCGCCTGTCACCTGCACGCTGCCGTCATCGCCGAGGTGGTCCCCGTGCTCGGTGTCAGGGGAAGCCACCAGCCACACCATGCAGGGCCGCGGCTTCTTCCCCTCCTCGTGAATTATTCCAGGGCACTTGATGACCTCGTTGATGTGGCCGTCGATCTTCGCCTTGCGGACGCCGGAGAAATCCCCCTGCTCCGCCACCTCGGTCTGGCACAGCGGGCAGGTCATGCCGCACTCGGCAAGATCGTGGCGGGAGTATGGATAATACTCGTGGCCCGCGGGACTGCCCTCGACCATGGTGCCGGTCGGCGGCTTGGCCCACGGCACCTCGCCGCGCAGATAGGAGATCCAATCCGGCATGCGGAAGCGGGAGCGTTTCGGCCAGGTGAACACAACAGCCGCAACCAACAGCGCCATGAGCGCCATGCCGCCAACTGCGGCGAATAAGAGAGTCAGCATCGCAATACCTCGTCCCAGAAATTGGCGCTGGACAGGTCGCACCAGGGGATGCCGACCTCTTGACGAAAGTGGGGCGGCGCGGAGATGCACAGCAGGCGCTTCTCCTTCGGCACGCTCGTATCGCAGCGGACCACGCGCACGTTGTCCCCGGCGTCGTGCATGCGGCACATGACAATCTTCTGCAACTCAGTGACGGGCGCGTCGACCTTCGCCTCGATCCACACGCTGCGGCGCCAGAGCTCACGGCCCAACAGCTTGGTCTGGGCGACGAAGTAGAGGTCAGGAACGCCGGCACGAAAAGACGCAGGGAAATGCGTGCTCCACCCGCGATTCAAATAGCGCGCAGCAAACGCTTCACGCATCTTCTCCTTCAGCTTCGCTTCTTGCTGCTTCACTTCTTGACCTTCGGTATCTCCGCCCCCGCAGGCAGGATCTCGGCCGCAGCCCGCGCCTTTGGCAGGTTCCCCTGCACCCGGACGACCGGCTTCCGCGGCGGGCGAGGGGCGCGGAGCACCGGCGGAAATTTCTCCAGCCCCTCGGGGCGCTCCCCGTTTGGCACTGGGGCGTCCAGCCTCGGCAGGGCCTTCTCGGATATCCTGCACGACTCGTATGGTATCACGAGCACCCCGTCCAGGTATGCGGTCGCCAAGGTCTCCAGAACTTTTGATATGGTCGCGCCCGTCTTCGCCTTGAGAACCCCCAACCGGGAATACACCGCGTGGGACAACCACAGCGTCCTGCCGGCTCCCTGCAGCGACGCGTTGATCGGCAGCGAGTTCAGTCTGCGCCGGCGGGCTCTTCGAGGAGGGATCGTGGCCATGCGGGGGCAGCATATGTAGCACAGGGGGCCGACAAGGTCGGTGGGTGAAAAGGTTGGTCAGCGGACGCCGGATGGTGTCTGCCGGCGGATAGCGTCGAAATGACGGCCACGAGGCGGAATAAACTTTTGCGCGCAGTGCGGCTCCCACGGGCACCACGTCTGATAGCAGTGTTTTCCCAGTCTCGGCCACGCCACCTCCATCAGCCGATCACTCATCAGGAAGCGGCAGAACTCTTCGACCTGATCACAAAAGAATTGCATGTCGGGCGAGGTGAAGCTGCACGGGATGAGATCGACCCAGGCGGCGTTGCGGCTGTCCACATACAAGAGCGGGCAATGCTGGAGCCGCCGGCCGGTGAGGAGATGATAGCCTGCCATCTGATAAAGATGCGAGGTCTTGACCCTGCTGTGCTCGGGTGCCATCGAGGTGGTCTTGAGGTCGCAGCCGTGCGTCCAATCCTCTGAGAGGAAGTCCATGTGGCCCGAGAGGTATTCACCGTCGAACGGTTGCTCGCAGATCCAGGCCCCGGTCGGAGGCGGCGGAAGATACGCGAGGGCCAGGGATGCCACCTCGCGGGCCTTCACCTGACAGGTCTCCATGTCGCCATTGTACTGCTTCGCCGCGGACAGCCATTGCGCGGCGGTCGGGGCGTGGGCGCGATGATCGCCCGCGAGGAACGCCTGCTGAGCGAGGGCGAGATCGCCACCGAAATGCTGCGCGGCTTCTGCTATTTCATCTTGTGATGGCGTATATGCGGCAAATCTACACGGCGCCTTGCCGTCAGTTCTGGGCGAGGCCTGGAGCAGGTAGTGGCAGCAAGTGCCAAAGTCCGCCGCGCCGGTCTCGCGCACGACGGGGGACACGCCTGGTGGAAGGTTGCCCTCGTAGACCAGGCGGTCGTACACCGCGCGCCACAGGCAGTCGTTGTAGGCGCCCAGTTGGCTCGCCCGCGGCTTCCACGGTCTCATAAAAGTCCTTGTTGTTTTGCTGCGGCAACGACATCTTCGCATGCGGACTTCCGCTCGTGCGGCTTCAGAAACACCGACTCCGTCGTCAGCTCTCGCACGCGGCCAAAATTGCGGCTCAAGATAGCCTCGACGAGGTGGGCGCGAAACGCCTTGGCGTCGAATCCCTCCGGCTCTGGTACTGAGCTCAGGTCCAACTTCCGGGGCGCCGGCTTCTCCACATAGGTGGTCGGCCATTGCGGCAGACCATCGACGATGAGGTCGCGTATGGTCGTCCTACCAAGGTTTATCAGGTCCATGGCGCGGCGCACATCCGCCACCATCCACTCTGGGTACGCCCGGTAGCCATTGCCCAGGCGCTGGGGTTTGGGCCAACCGTACCTCCGCTCCCAGATACGGAGCTGGGCCGCAGAAATCCCAGCCTTTTCAGCCAGGGCAGAGATCGGGAGCATCTCGCACATGGTAGGTCCTGGATGTAAAAGGGCCCTCACCCATGGAGGGCCGATCACGGGCATTCACCACCCGGCTGACCACGACTACCCCGGCACTGGGAATCCAATGCTATAGCGAGGTAGGAGATGAGCGCAGGGATGCCACCCCCTGCGCTCAAAGGACATCAACGCGCCTGGGCCGCAGCGATCTGCTGCAGCGTCGCGATCTGCTCGGGCGTCAGCGTGGTCTTGGACCAGTTGGTCGCCGCGTCGATCAGACCCGGGTCATTCATGTTCGTCTGCATGAACTGGGTGAATCCCTCCATCGCCTGCATGGTCTCAGCGCTCATGTGCTGCTGCAGGTCGAGGATGTACTCGTTCCAAGCCACGCCGGCGGAGCCGATGCGTTGCTCCGCGTGGAAGTGGACGCGCACGGGCGTCGGCTGCGGCTGCCCGTTGGGGAACGCCTTCTCCAACGCGACGCTGGACATCAACGTGCTGTCAAAGCTGGAGTGCGACTGGATGACCATGAGGCCCGCTTGCTCCTCATACAGCAGCAACTCCAGGAGGCCGTTGGGGTGGCCGAGCGGGTCGAACACCTGCTCCCGCTTCATCCTGTCACCCATCTGGTAGTTCTTCCAGGCGCGGATGAAGAGCGCCGCGAGGTCGCCCTCATACTGACCGATGACCGCATCCCACTTGGGGCGGCCCTGGCTGGTGCGCTCCTGCTTCTTCGGCCAC